CCCCCGGATACAAGGGGTTCCGTTTAACGTCCGTGGAAGACATTGTCGAGGGGTTTCGGCCCATCTCACTTTGCTCTGACGCTAGCCCATCACCCCGAAGGGCTTCGGACGCAGACGACAACTTACCGGGTGTTAATCACGGGGTTCCAACCCGCGTCACAGCTGCTACCACGTACTCGTGGCCGAGGAGACGTTTCGACTCCGCCTGTTACGCAGCAATCTTACGATTCCCGTACCTTTAGAATCCACTAAAGGTCCATCCTCACCTACAGGCCCGAAGGCAACGCCGCAGGTGGTCGGGGCTCATAGTCCCCTTCGCCAGAGCTGGCCTATCACTGTTCACAAAGACAAGGAGGCGGAGGAAATGCACGGAAACAACCATGCACAACCTCCGACACCTCATCACCCTCTTGGCGCAATTCAGTAACCCGTGAGGGACTGACTGGTTGCCACACTCGAATCCGATTACGCCTCCACCAATACTCCACCGGACGCCTCACACGAGGTGTGAGGTAGCGCCGAGCATTGGCCGGAGACAACCCCAGCAAGGCAGCCAACCGTTTTAGCGGCCTCCTGCAGTGGCCGAGAAAAGGACCAGAACCCGTCCTAACAACCTCGGCTTTGTAATCGAATTTGTCCAAACCTCCTACCCTCTTAGGATCCGACCAGGCACAAGCTATGAACTCGGGCCCGATCAGACGGAGGTTTTCACGCATCTCCTTTGTCAGCTTGTCCACCTCACGTAGCTCCCAACCCTCCGGGACCTTATCCTGTTCCAAATGCCCTTTCGAAACAGGAAGAGGTCTTTCGACCTCCATCGAGAGGTAATGGGCCTCTCGATCCCAGAGGTGGCTATGAATAAGCTCATGACGGTAGACAGGAAGACCTAGTCCACGGGAAATAGACCTGTCAGAAGACAGGATATACTTAGCATTCCATTTCAAGAACTCAATCCGAAGCAGAGATCGCCTGGATCCGAAAAACCCAGGGCAGAACGAATTGTACCTCCCCCGCAGAGTTTCCACCCCACCACAATCGGTCCGAAGGCCGAAGGCAGTGGAACGAATACAGGGTACTATATCAACTCTTCGATCAAACGCTTTGAAAAGAGTACTATTCAATGAAAAGTAACGACGATCAACCATCGTCTTCCCGGGTGAAAGGACTAGACCGGATCGATTAACTCCCGCCCTCCAACGATCGTACTCCGCCATGGTACCGCGGAATACAATATCGTCCCCGTTGATGCGCACGGGTCCACTCGACCCCGAAAAATACCTGAAAGCCAGGTAATTAACGAGGCAGAGGAGAGGGAAGCTAATCAAGTTCCCCATCAATTGACCACGTTCCTGATAAACAACCGGGCCATCATCCTCCCACTGCATGGGAGTCCGGAGCAATTGTCTACCAAGGTCTGCAATCCCCCTCGGGATCTGAGTCGCCTGGTTAATGATCAAATCCAACAACTCACGTTGGACCCAACCATTAAGATTGTCAGTGGCGGACTCATAGTCACCACTAACAAAAACTTGACCTGGTTGAGGCGAAAACTCAGCAAACCTTCGCGGCTTCGCGTCCCCACGCAAAAGCCACTTGAAACGTGAAATGTGGTTATAGATAGCGGTATGTAGAGGCCTAGCTAAATTACAATTAACGTCACCAACGCTAATTGTCCTCCACTTACCCCCCGTCTCAACAGACCGAAGTCTGGACGGACAAATATCTATAGGAGACTCCCTCGTGAGGGCCTCCAAGACGAATACTTGGTGCCTTGTCCAACCATGACAAGCATTCGCCTTCTGGATGGCACGTTGCAACTCCAAAGGAGAAGCTGCAAACTCAGACGGTAAGTCCGAGCGACTGACACCATCCAATAGATATTCAGCTCTAGAACCACCCTCGGACAGACCTCGAGTCCGACACGACTTGATAGGCAATGTAGACGAAAGGCAAGCATTCGGGTACAAAGTCAAGTCCCAGCCGGGAGGAAACAGCTTAGGCACTGTTCGTCTTATGTATCGGAGAAAACCCTGGTCGGGTTGGGGAGAGGGCTCCGACATTCGCTTAGCATAAGACTCGAGATCAGGCCGAGGTGACGGCAAAACTTTCCGGAAAAGGAATAGTGACATGAAAACAGAGCGGCGACCATCCGAAGATAGCCGGCTCTGTTTCATGAATTCATGCCACGGATGAAGACTAGGAGTTTGAAGTCCCAATTCACAAAAAGACTTCAACCAACTCAAGCGATCCTGAGCCGTTCGACCAGAAGGTGTAGGCACTGGAAAGGAAACCCCAAAGGGCTTCCCAACCGTCCGACAAAACACCTGCCAACGTCGCAGCACAGGGCAACCAGCCAGCAACAACGCATTGCGTTTCACGTTGCTGGACCTGTTGATGGACATCCCACGAGAGATGTACAAGATGCAAA